GCCAGTGACAAGAAATTGGCGCAGCGGTTAGGGATGAGTCAGGATAAGGCCCGGAAGATGTGTCGGGAAGGAATTGTGAAGAAATTAGCGGGGAGGAAGAAATGAAATGACCAGTTCAGTCGGTGCGGTTCTGTTATTTGCAATATTTGCAGTTATTGGCCTTATTATTTACAAGGTAATATGCTGGGGCCAAGACAGGTAGAGTAAAACAAATTTGATTCAAGGGGCTTCGGCCCCTTTTTTATGGAGTAGATTATGTCAGTAACAGCGGCAGCATTGCAGGCAGCGGGAGATTCCGCGAATACGTTGAACACATATATTGTCACACAGGGTCCGATTGCGTTGGATGCGACCTATGACTCATTCTATGTTGTTGGCAAAGTATCTCCTTATGCGGGGAGGTCGATGTGGGTCTGTACCATTGCGGCGGAGAATGCGGCAACGCAGGCAGCGGATGTACTTACTGCCCTTACAGCGGGTCCGGTTGATAATAACTGCGTTGCCCCAACGGCACCGGCTTAAGGAGTAAGATATGGCAATTCAAAATCCTGTAACGATCAGTACCGTCGATTCTAGTGGTGATTCTGTAGCGGTTGTGGGTTCTAATGGTGCGGTTCCAGTATCATTAGATACGTTACTAGCTGGCGAGCGAAATGTTGGGGAATCCAATCAATATTTCGCATCTGTCCCTGAATGCAACGGAACACCTGTTGACGTTTCAACTAATTCAACAGATGTCAGCACTGTGCCCGCTCTATTATTTGGTATTTATATCAACGCTGACATAGCTGTTGAAGCTGTTGGTTTACACGATGGGACTGGTGGGACAGAACTTATTACGATTCCTATCGGTACTGCTGGAGAGCTAGGGATAGCTGGAACGCATGTTGTATTCCCGGGGATCAAGTTTAACGATGCAATTTTTGTCGAATCGACTAATGCTACTGGAAATATTACAGTCTCATGGAGACCTCAATAATGGCACGTACTGCATTAACACTTCCCAGGACCAGTGTAGATCCTATTAAGAAGACTGTTGAGGGGGTGCGTATAGCTAATACATCTTTGGGTAACCTTGCTTGGTATGGAGCAAATAATACTTTACCTGACACGCATGTAACTACTATATCCTATTGGATGAGGATGGCTGCTCTCCCTAGCAGCTCGAAGATTATGCAAACAGATAGCGGCAGATTTATTTTTGTCGTAGAGTCAAATGGACGGGCCAATATACGGTGGTATGATAGCACTCCTGCTGTCTCAGCATGGTTGTATACAAGTATTGGGGATTTAGTCCTTAATGAATGGACTCATGTGCTGATTTCGTTACAAGCCGACATTAATTCAGCTCATATATACGTTAATGATGCGGATACAGTTGGTACTAAAAACTGGAGTTCAACGAATAAAATAAGCTGGGAGGCTGGTACGAATATACGACTATTTTACGATACCGACGCTGTATATGATATTGCTGAACTCTATATAAATGCAGATGAGTATCTGGACATTTCTGATGAATATTACCGTAGAAAATTCATCAGTGCGGATAAAAAGCCCGTCAATCTTGGACCAGACGGAAGTTGGCCGACCGGGACTGCCCCACCAATCTATTTATCTGGCGGAGCAGATACATTTTTAGATAACTTGGGAACAATGGGTGCTCCGGCCGGGGCAATAACTCCGTTTACAACATCAACAACGAGTCCGAGTGACTGATGCCACGTTCACAGTTACCAACATTTTACAATAAACGCGAGCCAATCGTTCTGTTTGATTGGGTAACGGCGGGACAAACTGTTGACATCTTTGATCAAATAACAACAGCAAATTCTGTCCTTGAGTTGCTTCCTGTTGGAAGTGAACCAGAAGGATTTGTCCCTGGCGGCGGAAGATGTGTAAAGTTGTATAACTCAACATCCCCAATAACGAATACTGCATCTGTATCCGGTTTAAGAGTTCCAGTGGATCTCGTTAATGAGGATACAATTATCGAATGCCCTGTATATTACCCTGGCGGCTTTATTGATCCAGCGGCTAGTGTTGATATCTATACCTGCACAACAACAGTATTCGATAGGTATCATAAAGCCTATTATCCTGCTGGGACGGATCAACTTAAAGGATGGAATACCTACTCATTCGCTCTACAAGCAAAGCCTGGAGGAGTTGTAAATACCAATATAGGAATGGGAAAAACAGGATCTCCAGATCCAACGTCTATGGATTATTTCAGACTAGCTTTGGTAGATAGCAGTAATCCGGACGCAACCTATGTTGTTATTGGCCCAATAACTGCTCGCAGAAGGGCTAAAACAAAGATAACTATATCGTTTGATGATCAGAATTTATCTTGTTATACAATAGCTGCCCCAATATTGGCCCAATATAATTATAAGGCAATAGCCTTTGTTTCGACGGGGCTTGTGGCTGGTAGTGAAAATAAGATGACATGGGATCAGATTAAAGATATTAATGCTACGTATGGCTGGGAGATAGATGCTCATTCTGTTACCCATAGAAACTTTATTATAAATGATCCTCTGCCGACAGATGAGGAAATACTTAATGAGGTTGTAAACAGTGTCGATGAATTACGAGGCAGAGGATATCCGTGTAATTTCTTCGCATGGCCTGGTGGTGGGCAGAACGAAACCGCTAAAGAAGCATGTAGAACACAGAATATTATTGCTTGCTTTGATATTGGGGTAGACTTTGATCCAATCCCGTGGCTGTGGCCCTCGGGTGAATATGGTCGCATTTATCGACATGCTGTTGAAGGGGCTACCGGACTTGCTGTTGCTATAAACTATATAGACGAGGCTATCAGGCTTGGCGTGCATTTTCATCTGTATTTTCATAACCTCTCGGATGATCCTACCGGGGCATTAAATACAAATACAGATGATTTTATAACACTAATGGATATGCTAAAGGATAGGGAGAATAAAGGCTTGATAGATGTTGTTACTTATGACGAGTTAAACACAGGACTTGGGGCGTAATGCGTCATTTAGCACGGACAGACCTTTATTTTCTGCTCAGATTTATCTTTAACAGATGAAAATCTCCCTCCCGAATAATTGGCACCCCAGGCAATATCAGGTGCCATTATGGAACTATTTAGCACAAGGGGGGAAACGAGCAGCCTGTTGCTGGCATCGCCGAAGCGGTAAAGACGATGTAATGTTACACCATAACGCTTGTTCTGCGTTTGAGAGAGTAGGCAACTATTGGTACATGCTCCCTCAGTACGAACAGTGCAGAAAAGCCATCTGGAACGCCATAAATCCTTATACGGGTAAGAAGAGGATAGACGAAGCCTTTCCTGTAGAAATAAGAAAAAAGACCCTCGATAATGAAATGTTCATCGAGTTCAAAAACGGTTCTACTTGGCAGTTGATGGGGAGTGATAAATACGACGCTTTAGTCGGTTCTCCACCTATAGGACTCACTTTTTCAGAATACGCCCTCTCAAACCCCTCAGCCTGGGGTTTTTTAAGGCCCATCATGCTTGAAAATGGAGGTTGGGCGATATTCAACTCAACCCCTCGTGGTAAGAACCACTTCAAGAAGATGATCGACTTTGCCGAACACTCTGAAGACTGGTTTTCCCAAAGGTTAACGGTAGATCAGACGAAAATCTTCACAAACGAACAGTTATTGAACGAACTGAAAGAACTCCAAAGCGAACATGGAGACTCTTATGGTAAGGCAATTTGGTTGCAAGAGTATTACGTCAGCTTTGAGGCCGCTTTACCGGGGGCGATCTGGGCTGAAGCGCTTACGAAGGTCACTGTCGAGAATCGGGTTCGAGATATCCCATATGACGACGAATTCCCCGTTTTCACGGCCTGGGACTTGGGTCGGGACGATGATACAGCGATTTGGTTCTATCAGGTGATTGCTAACGAAATTCGAGTTATTGACTATTACGCGAATAATTTCAAGGAAATCCCATTTTACGCCCAGATTCTTCGCGACAAAGCCTACAATTACGGTCTTCACTGGCTACCACACGATGCAAAGCCTAAAAAGCTCGGAATGGGCGGCAAATCCATCCTTCAGCAGTTTTTAGCCGAAGATGTGGGTAATTTCGCTCTAGTCCCAAGTTTGAGTGTTGAAGATGGGATACAAGCAGCCAACGCGACTTTGCCAAAGTGTTATTTCGATCACAAATGCGAAGATGGGGTTGAACATCTAAAGTCCTATCGTCGAACGTATGACGAAGTGAAGAAGATATTCTCAACCACTCCGGTACATGATGAGCATTCTCATGCCGCAGATGCGTTTAGATATCTCTCTCTGACCTGGAGACAGTCCAAGGCTCAAGCCCCGTCTCTGACTCAGAATCAGAAATTCCACCAAGGCAATATTACCAATATGAACTTCGGTGCTATGAAGAAACAGCATTTCTCAAACAAGAGAGCAGAACGCTATGACGCCCAGTGAGTTTCTGGAGGAAATAAACGATGCCAAGAAGCGTGAGAAAGACTTTCGCGAGGACGGTAAAGAGATTCT